TCATCGTTAAATGATAACATAAATCTACCAGCGTTTCTAGTGCCTGTAAATTTAGATTCAATCATATCTTCAATTGTATCTCTTTCTTCAGGAGCTGGAATACCATTGTTCATATTAACCATCACTAATGGTAAGAAACCATTCTCAATATTATTAATGTGTAAGTTAGATAATTCAGCTTCTACATAAGAGAATTGTAATGCAGATACCCAATCAGGTAATGAGTAATAGTATTTACCTGGCGTATAGTTCTTAATATAAAGAATCTCCATCTTTTCAGTTGATGTACCAAAAGCAGGAACTTTCTTTTTATTTCTAATTGCTTTTTGGTCAGTCCAATCTACACAATAATAATAGTTTTCAATCTTAGGATTATCGTACAACTTTTCAGCTCTTATGTTTTGAACTGGAACGTGATAGAATTTAATTACTTTACTATGGTCATCATTCCAATATACTTGAAAAGCTGCATTACCATATAGTTTTGAATCAAACGATACACGCTTCATTTCCTCTTGTGGAATTAACTTATCTAATACTAATTGGAAAGCCTCATCTTTAGAGTATAATCCTTTACCAAATATTAAATCAGCAATACCCTCAATACAGGCAGCATTTGTTGTTGATGTTGTGAACGCTTCAGTCACATTTTGAAAGAAATCATCTGGTCCTATAATTCCCACAGGCACCCATTGATATCTTGTCTTTGTATCTTCAGTTATCACAGGTATCTCTTGCTGTGTCATGTTTACTACTGAAAAGTTTTGATTTATCTTCATATTAATCTAAAATTATGTATTCGTTATCCGTTACATTACTAATGTATATTCCTTCTAATGGAATTTGGTTTTTATATACTGGTTTATCTATTGATTGTGATTGATAGACTTGTATAGAACCATTCCAAATACTTCCACTAATAGTATCAGTTATTGTAGCTCTATATTCATCACCAATTGATGCTGATACAATAGATGCTGTGAATGATAATAAGCTTTCATTCGCATTATATTTGTATGAACTAATAGAAGATGATGTATTCGCTAATGTGTACATATTCTGCAAGCTTAATCTTAAATTGCCTGAGCCTGTTGGTTTTGTACGAATTGTGAATAAATTACTTCCCGATATATAATAGCTTTGCATTAGGTTGTCTTTATGTTGTAATTATCTATATATTTAACAACTTCCGAAACGATTATAGTAGGACATAAAAAAAGGGAGAACTTAGTCTCCCTTTAATATTGTCAAAATCTATACTGATTAAGCTGCGCTACCTGTTACAATAGTTGGTCTTCCAACGCCAGTCATTGCTGCGAAAGGATTACCGAAAGTTGAACCAGAGATAAATGCTGCTGGTAATTGTTCTAAACCTGTGAACGTTACTGAATAACCATAAAGGTCACCCAATGCTGCTCCAGTTTGAATTGTACCTGCTGTTACATCTGCTCCCTGAGTCTTTCCTACTAATAGAGAATCTCCACTCATTGTATTAACAACGATTTGAGGTCTACCATAAGCCATCAACTTCAATTGAGTTGTCATTTCGTTAGTAAGTTTCTTCAAGTTAAGAACTAATTCTTGAGAGAAGAAAGTTGTACCATTATCACGAGATGAATTAACAGTTTCAGTATAGCTTGAATTTCCTTTCAAATCATAGTAGTACACGTAGCTACCTGAAGGAAAGGCGGTGATTTCACCGTTTGCGTTTGTAGTAAATGAAGCTGTTGTATAGTTTAAGAAGTAAACGCCGGTTAAACCGCCTACACTCTCTTTACAAGGTTCATTTCTACCTGCTGATAAATTACAAGGCATATTCTTTAAATTTTATATTTGTTAATTTTATATTTGAGTAAAGGGAGATATGGTTAATCTCCCTATTACTTACTCAATTAATAGTTTTTGTGTATTGCGATGTCAGAACCGATACCATATTGTGTACCAGCTGTATATCTCATAATGATTCTATAATTTTGAGAACCATCTAAGTTAGCCATGTCTAATACTCTTACTTCGTTGTAGTCACTCAATAAACCTGTTCCGAAGAATAAGTTTGATTTTTGTGCTGCTACCATTGCTGAAGCTGCAAGACCAGGACAAAATGCCATCTCAATTCCTTGGAAGTTCAATGGTTTCTCTCCTACGTTCATTTGATTGTTCCATCCGTTAGCTCCAGCAGTTCCTCCTGAAAGCGCTTGCTGGTAAGCTTTTACTACGTTTGTTGGAACGTAAATCATTACATCTTCTTTACCATATACAGTGTTAGGGATTGCATTTACTAATGAATCTAATGCTGTTAATACGTTTGCTGAAGTGATTGAACCAGAGATAGAAGATGTTACAGGAGCGTTATCGCCACCTGCTACAACTGAAGAAGATAAAGCAGTATAGATACCACCGAATTGTCCGTTAGTTGAAGTTACACCTCTCCAAATTGATTCTTCAGTAGCTTGTGCTACTTTACCACCAACGTAAGAGATTAAGAAATCGTTGAAATCTTTTGGAATCTCATCAAATGCGCTATAGCCCAATTGTAAAGCTTCCCAAGAATCTACGAACTCTTGCTTACATAATTCAAGGTTTACTTGAAGTTCTTTTGGTTCTAAGATTCTCTCAGTAAGAGCTACAGTACCAGAAGTTGTGAAGTCACATGATGCGTTGTTTACGATGCTATCAACTGCAATCTTTTGGATAACACTTTTGAACTTCACATTCGGCATGATTGTGATGTATTGGTTATCTAAAGTTTTTGCTGATAACAACGCTGCTGCAATGTACTTCCCTGCGAATTCACCAGCGTAAGTCGTAGTGATTGCAGGTTGTGCGAAATTTTGTTGTTTTCTCATCTTTAAATGATTTTGTTTTGTTTATTTATATAATTTAGATAAGAAAGAATTTTGTGGATTAACCATAGAGCCTTTCTTATTCATTTTAATTCCAGTTTTGTTTGGAGCGTTTTCATCAATTGGTGCACCATCCAATTTAGGTAATTCTTCTTCTTCTTCCTCATCAGGTTCAACAGCTGCCATTTTATCAACAGTGTTTACTTTTGTTGGGTCACCAGGTAAGTCTTCAGTCTTAACTTTATCTGCTTCACCACCTTCTTTGATAGTTTCCATAGATTGCATTTTCTTTTCTAATTCTTCAATACGATATTGCATTTTCTGAATCATCTTTCCCATATCTTCTTTATCAGAATCTTCAGGGATTGGATTAGCTGTTTCTTCAGTATCAACTTCTTCGTCATCACCCATGTCACCACCAGCGATTGATTCCATTTTAACTTCTCCTTCACCTAATTCAACGTTTTCTCTTTCAGTAATTATACCATCCTTAGTTATTACTTTGATTAGGACTTCATTACCTTCAGAATCTTTTAATGCTAACTCATGCTCACCATCTGGTGCTTGAGTTTTACCTTCTTCGGTTACAACTTCTACTGGCTCACCCACATCAAATGTAGGAGATTCAACTATTGTACCATCTGCTAATTTAGCGTAAGTAAAAAGTACTTCCTCTTTGCTTAATGAAAGAGTCTTTACTATCTTATCTAATACTTGTCTTGCGTTCATATTATTGATTATTTAATTATTTAACAATTTGTTTTTTATTTATAGTAATTTTTTATGGGGATACTACAGGGTATGGTTCTTTATATCCTATAATCATAGATTGTGGAATTGGAATTAATGAACCAGTATAGTTTTTATTTGAACCATTATACATTCTAAAGTCTTGGAAGTATCCACCAGCTACTTGCGATGCAGATGCTGGGTTTAGATATCCTTCTCCTTCATCTCCAAATAATTGAACAAATAATTGTGGATTTAAATCAAAATCATAATTAAATGTTTGTTGTCCTTGACAAATTCCACTAACATATGTTCTTATTATAGAGTTTACGCCAGATATTGGTGTATTACTAATAGCAAAGTGTCTAAATTGTGTAGGTGTTGATAACGAAGATGATATCGGACCACATACAGTTTCTACATTTGGATTTCCATTATTATAAGAACTACCTACAAATAATATAGAACCAGATACATCTGGGTATGATGGTGGACCTCCTACTCCTGCGTAGTTTATATTTGAATAGAATGATGCAGTAGCAGGATTTCCAGAAATATACTTTTGTGCAAATATTCTTCCTGTGTTACCACCAACTGATGAAGTTACATCCATTGCTGCCCAACCTTCAATTACAAATGGCTTTGTTGTTGAAAGATTTACTCCATTACCAACACCTACATCTTTTGAAACTCTTAAACAAATACTTCCAGAAAAAAGTAAAGATGTTTCATAACCTACATTAGTAAAGTTATTAACAGTAGTAGAAGGAGTATAAATGCCTAAAGAACCTGTTGTTTCTAACTGATGATTTCCACTAACAGGATAGTATTGGCTAGTTAGTTCATCATATTGAGAGCCGCTTTTTATGTATGCATGTATATCATCATATGGACTTACTTGATTGAATACATTTACATATCCATTTTTAAATATAGCACCAGGTATAGCTAAAACTAAACTAGCTGAATAAGGGTCTTGTCTCCAATCTGGGACAAATGGCTTACCAGTCGGTCTATTTAATCTACAATTGGTTATATTATAGTTTAAATTATACATAAATTATTTTAATGCAATAATGTTACCACAAGTTGATGATGCTGATACAGCTGTGATTATACCAGGGATAAAACCTGAAGCTGATACAAATATTAATACAGATTGGTCATAAGTCTTAACAACTAAATCACCTATTTGTCCAACATATAATCCACCAGCAACATATCCGAATTGAGGATTATTTGCGTTAAATGCAGCGAATGTAGAACCTGAAACAGGAATTACAGTATTACCACCAATAAATTGTGGGTTAGTTACATATGATTGTTGAGTTTCTAATTTCATATTATTTGTTTGTTTTATTATTTAACAATTAATCTTACAGTTTTATTGATATGTTGTAAAAATCATTGATGGTGGAGGAGTAATAGATGATGATAAAGGACTGTATTTAGCTACACCTTTATATAATCTAAAATCATTGAATAATACTGGGCCCATTGATGCATCACTTCTACCTAACAATTGAAAAGCTGTATTAGGTCCATTAGGAGCTGATATATTAGCACTAAAAACTCTACTTCCATTAAAAAATATTGCTGTATCTCCATTTGCCGTAGCTGTAATAGCTAAGTGATACCAAGTATTTGTATTTATTGTAGAGAATGGTGAACTATCGTTTGCAACGTTTCTACTGGTCCATCTAAAAGTATTATTAGCTTGTACTTGGAAATCAAATCCTGCTGTACCATTTAAACAATATATAAAACTTCTATTAATATTTGAAGAAGATGGTTCATTAAAATAAGTTTCAATTGTAAATGTACCAGCTGTTATATCAAAATTAGTATCATTAGAAGCAACAGCTCCTTGGTTTTGAGCGCCATTAACAAAAATTGAGCCATTATATCCACTTGCTGTAAATGCACTAGATGCTGATGGATAATATGTACCACTACCAGTTACTGCTAAATTTGTATATGAAGTTCCATTCCCTCTAATATAAGAAGATATATCACTTCTATAATTTGTTTGTGCAAATCCAGCTGGAGATGTAAATAGATAACCAGGTATAGCTAAAGATAAAGATGCCGAATACGCATCTGTTCTTATAGAATTATATGCTACTACATTTCTAGTTAAAACATCATCCATTCTTTCATATCCTAAGAATATATCATTAATTAAAGTATTTCCTATATAGACTGTTTGCATATTATTCTATTATTTTATTCCAATAATCACTTCTTAATATTGGTAGTACTTCTTCTTTGGTATATACACCTTCTTTTGTTTCTAATGTAGATACAAAATCAGGCTCATCACCATGCCAAGCAACTACAGCTTTTAATCTATCAGGAGATATTCTTACAGTATCTGCAGAGTCTTCCATTACTTTTGTGAAATCAATTTTGTTTAATTCTTCAATATTAAAAATTACATATGTTTCCATAAATTATTTATTTTTTATAATCCTACAGTTGATTTTAGTGCATCATAGTTTTGAGTTACTTCAGCTGCTGTTAATACTCTATTGTATAACATAATAATTGCTAAAGAACCTGATGAATACTCTGTACCATTATTATTTGCACCCATTCTAAATCCAAAAGGACCAGAAGCACCTGCAGTACTATCCGTTGTATCAGCTACACCATTTACATAAAAACTCCATCTATCAGTTGATGTATTACCAGTACCAGTATAGATTCTCCAGTTAGTATCATTAGGTCCATTACTTAATTTAACAATTCCACCAGGATAATAGTTTACCGTAGTATTTGAATAATGTCCTAATAACCAGTTAGAAGTTGATGTATTAATTGAACTTATAATTCTACCATTACCAGTTGTATCAGCATATCTACTAGCTCCCATTACAGTTGATGTACCTGATTGATAGTTTAATAAAGTTGATGGAATATCAATATATTGGTTAGTTCCATTCAATTGTAAGAAATTATCTTTATATGTTACACCATTTACTAATGAACCTGTGATAGCTTGTCCAGCTACTAAGTTAAACCAAGACGTTCCACTACCAGGATATGATGCTGCATTGGTTGAATCCATATAAAGAATCAATCCATCAGTAACAATACCACCTGCTGGTGCTACAGCTGCTGGTTGTATATTATAAAATGTTGTTGCTTGAAATATACTCATATTATATAAATCTTTTTGCGTTTACTACATGCACTAATGAAGTACTTTCTGCTACTAATGATAATATATCTTTTATTCCACTTCCAGATGATGGTAAGTAAGCTGAACCAGATGGTTGTCTTACGTTACTACTAAATGATGCTGTTGATACAGTACCAGTAGTTACAAATATATTTGCGTTTTCACCAGGGTTTAATCCAGTTATATTAAAGTGTGTTGTTGCGCTATTTCCTAATGTTACACTAAAGAAGTTACCAGCGTTCATATCAATTGATGCTGTGTTACTTCCAACAGTTACTGCTACCACATTACCAATAGCTGAACCAGTTATTATTAATGAGCCAGATATAATTGCTGAGCCAGTGAAAGGAAATTGTGATGTTGTTAAACCAGAAGTACCTGCAGCTCCAGATGTACCTGAAGTTCCTGAAGTGCCAGCGTTAATATTGCTTCCACTAACTACATACATTGTGTTAGGGTCAGTTGCGTTAGTAGCAATTAATGTTGCTAACGAAGCTGAAGTTAATGTTACTATGTTTGTTACAGGCGGTACATTTGTGTATGTATCGTATATATTACTAATTACCGAGCCACTAAATCCACCAACACTTTGATTGATAGAACCAGTTACTCCTAAAGAGCCTGTTATTTGTGCTGAACCAGTGAAAGGAAATCCTACTCCTGTTCCACCACCACTTATAAAGATTGATGCTGTATTATTAGATACACTAGCACTAACTCCACTACCAGTAAAGTTTAAGAATGCTGCTGTACCTTGTACTAATCCATCATCAGCTATTGTTGATATTGTTGTTGCTCCGCTTGTACCAGAAGTACCAGATGTACCACTACTTCCATTTACTCCGGATGTTCCATTTATTCCAGAAGTTCCTGATGTGCCGCTTGTTCCACTACTACCGTCTAAACCATTAACTCCAGAAGTTCCTGAAGTGCCTGATGTTCCTGACGTGCCACTTGAACCCGCTACACCATTTATTCCAGATGTTCCAGAAGTGCCGCTTGTTCCGCTCGTGCCGCTTGAGCCATCTAATCCATTAATACCAGAAGTTCCTGATGTTCCTGAAGTGCCTGATGTACCAGAAGTGCCGCTTGAGCCATTCAATCCGTTTATGCCTGAAGTACCTGAAGTACCAGCAGTTCCTGAAGTTCCTATTGCTATGAATGAGCCTGTTGCTACTAATGATGTTCTATTGTTTGCATCTCCTACTAAAACATATCCTTCTCTTAATGATGAAGTAAATGCTCCACTAGCTGATATACTTCCACTTACAAGTAAATTACCACCAGTAGTTAAAACTCCAGCAAAAGAAGCTTGAGTTCCACCACCTTGTCCTATTGCTAATACTAATGCAGCTGATGCGTTTTCTAATTCTAATCCATTACTACCTTGCGCTTTAATATGATGTGTAGTTAAAGTAGAATCACCAGCCATATTAATATTACCACTAACAAAAGTAGAACCTGTTATTCTTAATGGACCTGTTTTAAAATCAACAGTTCCAAATAGAGTTTGTACATCATCAGCTGCATCACCGAATTGGTTTGAACCTGATGAATATATTATACTTGCTGTTTCAAATTGTACTAATAACTTAGAAGCTGTTATTGCTCCAGTTACATTTATATCTCCTGTTACACTTAATGTATTACCATCAAATGTTAAATTAGTTTCCACAGTTCCGTTTGGTGCACTTCCGTTTAAAGTAATTACACCATTATCAGTTGTACCTGTCAAAGATAATAATCCTGAAGTACCTGATGTTCCACTTGTACCATTACTTCCGTTTACACCAGATGTTCCTGATGTGCCACTTGTTCCAGATGAGCCACTTGTTCCAGAAGTACCTGATGTGCCGCTTGTTCCACTACTGCCATCCAAACCATTTATACCAGATGTTCCTGAAGTACCAGAAGTTCCTGATGAGCCTCCACTACCTGCTGTACCATTAGTGCCGCTAGTTCCTGATGTGCCGCTTGTACCAGATGTGCCACTTGAACCACCACTACCTGCAGTACCATTAGTGCCACTAGTTCCAGAAGTACCTGATGTTCCGCTTGTACCTGAACTGCCACCACTTCCTGCTGTACCATTTGTACCGCTAGTTCCTGAAGTACCAGATGTGCCTGAAGAGCCTCCACTACCAGCCGTACCATTTGTACCACTAGTCCCACTTGAGCCGCTTGTACCACTGCTTCCTGAAGTTCCTGATGTACCAGAGGTTCCTGATGTTCCACTACTACCTCCGCTACCAGCAGTTCCGTTTATGCCTGATGTGCCAGAAGTACCTGAGCTTCCTCCAGTACCATTTGTACCTGAAGTACCAGATGTGCCGCTTGTTCCGCCAGTTCCTGATGTTCCTATTGCTATGAATGAAGATGTTGCTACTAAATTAGAAACATTACCTACTCCACCTATCCATGCATATCCTTCTCTTAGTGATGCTGTAAAAGCTCCACTTGCTGATATGTTTCCGTTTATTGTTTGATTACCTGTAAATACGTTTGCACCAGTTGTTGCTAATCCAGTTGTATTTGCATATATGTTAGCTTGTGAACCAGTTACATTTACTTGAATTGTAGGTCCAACAAAGTTTAGCGTTGTAGCTGAACCTTGTGATACACCTTCATCTCTAATTACCACACCACTACCTGATAATACTAATCCATCTACCTGTGCTTCTAACATTGCTAAGCTAGAACTCATAGATGCTGAATCTATGTTATATGAATTTTCATCCACTAAGGAATCAATCATATCTGTATTGAATCCTCTTAATATTGCTGGAGTAATAGCCCCTACATTATTATTTGGGAAATCACT